TAAAAACTCTGTCTCTCTGATATAGTAAATCCGCTACCAACATCGACCTTATGGTTTTTATGTAAGATAGTTATATTAGACAGCATAGTTTCTTCGCACTCTTGTCCGTCCTTTATGTAGCGAAACGGACCCATTTTAGCGTCAACAACTTTATACTCATCATCAAAGAATTTCTTAACCTTGAGCAAGTCTTTGCTACGCTTTCCCTTATATGGTTCATCTGCTCGTAGCATAATTCCTTCATACCCATAATCAGCCGCTTTTTTTACCCACTCTTGAAAATGATCATCATCTTTAATCTTTTCTTGAGCTAACACACTTAAACAAACACAGGTATTCTCCCTCATAACTTCCAAAAGATTGTTATAACGATGCTCATAAACTTTATGCTTCAAGCCTTTCTTACTATAAAACTCATCATGACTAATCATGTCGAATATTTTGTATGATGGATTAGGAATGGTATGATCCTTCTTCTTTAGCTGCCTCATAATTCCTTGAAAGTCTTCATTACCATCTTCATCAACAAGACAAAGCTCACCATCGAAAACTACATTAGATATGCCGAGACTTTTAATCCCATCTCTAACAACATCAAGAGTTTCAAATGTTTTTCCTGTACGCGAATAGAAAGTAGTATTACTATTAGAATCAACGATAGCGATACATCTAGCACCATCGATCTTCCGGCTAACATACCAACCTTCCTTCCAGTTTGCAAGTTTAGGTTCATATTTATCGGCAAGAGCAACGCTAAACTCTGGGATATGATCTGGGATAGCCTTATTGATAATTTTATCACCAGCACGAGTTTTCAAATCCTTGTCAATAATACAATGGATAAGTTCTTCATAGTCTGGATAAACATCAATAAAACAATTTACAGCACCAATAGCATCATGACCGGTAATAACACGGTCCCTGAGATCATTCAGAAGAGTAAAAATATCGTAATACTTTTGTCCTTCCAAGTGGCTCTTTTTCTTTAGATTATCGCTCGTAACATTATATTGCCAAAGTGGATGGTAAGTGTACAGAAGGATGTTTTTGGCGAAATTTGCAGAAGGATTATCAAAGATACCACACTGGATCTTAATAATATCTTCTTTGTCTTTTGTACTACTAGTTGCTCTCAGGGCATTAACCATCTTCTGAACATAATCAAAATCCTGCGTCATTATAATTAGTCCTGTTTCAAGTCTAAAAAGTCTGGATTATTTAGATCGTCATCGTCTAGATCTGCTGCCGTAATGTAATTGTGAGCAACAGACTTGTTGATTAAGCTATCTACAAATAAGCTTGTAATCCCAATAAAGAATAACATTGTTATGACTGTTAGTAGTAGCATTCGATCTTCCGTGTGTTCAAATCATACCGCACTTATCGACATCTGTCAAGCGACACTTCAGTATTTGTATTTGTCGCTATTTTTAAGAGCGTCCAACACCATTTCCACATCCTCTTTGGAGTATGGAGTTTCTATTCCTAGTTGGTTGTGCATACCCATTTGTTTGTATAGTATTTCTAGGGCGTCTAAAACTATTTCTAGATCGTTCGGCTCTAGGTAGTAAAAATTATTTTTTCGTTCCATAAGTACATATTCATAATTGTATTATATGGTTGATCAGAGATGTTAAGATAAGCCATTTTTTTCTTTGTATTCCTTCTGGTGTTCTAACCATTGGAAGTTAGAAATGTTATTATATATAGCCGTGGCTAATTTACTAACACTTTTTGCTTCACCGTTTAAAGACGGATTATCAGATTTATACCATGAGTATGAATCTTCATTTTTAGCAGACTCATACCCACGTTTTTTAGCCCAGCTTTTTATTTCTTTCCAAAGCATCAGAGCCAATCTTCCGTAGTTGTGGTGTAGGTATACTTTTTTGGATTACAGCACTCACTATAAGTGTAGGCTTCTGGTTCAGAACAACCCGTATAATCAATAGCAACATCTCCAATACCGCCATTGTTATCTGAATAATGAACTTCGGTAAACGTGTCAAGCAACTTTTCAATCTTCATCTTTGTGATAACAGCAAGACCGTCCACAGCATTGTTGGTTTCATCTTTTGATAAATCGCTCTCTATAATCCCATAAGATATATCATTAAGGGCGTCAACAATAGAATATAATTCCATAATACGACTTTCGAGATCAAACTTGTTCATAAAACTCTCCTTAAGGATAAAAACGAGAAAATTCGCCCTGTATGTCGCTAACAAAGTCCATCTTGCCAGAATCATCGGGGCCGGTTATAAACTGGCGAGGAATCTCTTTATAGACAGCTTTTTGTTTAGCCTCATCCCAATCAAGATGTCCGAATCTAGTCCAATACAAATTCTTGTAGCCATTATATGACTTGGTTTCGTTTAGAAGCTTCTCTATAATGATACATAGCTTCTGTTTCGTTGATTGAGGTATTTTTGTTCTAAGTAATTCATTGATATTATTTTTGGTGTAATCCAAAAAATCAAGTGACACTTGCTTTCTTAATTTTTGTTGCATTTTGTTCTTCCTTTTCGTTGATGCAAATGTATGGAACCCAACCCTCATTCTCATCATAGTCATCCTTTTTATTTATTAGCAACTCTGTCATTGTTGCTAAATATTCTTCGCCATCGCAATAATCATATATTTTAACTTGAGATTCAAGGAAATCATCATCCATTTTTGAAACATATCTCTTAAGCTCTAGCCAAGTCATGTAAATCCTCCTGTTAGGTTATATCAGTATATCGCAAGCTTAGAGAGTTGTCAAGTGTCAGTTTGTTCTTTTTCTACTAGCTTTAGTCTATTTTTAGAATTAGCATATCTGTTAGGGTCGGCTGTTGAACTATCCACCCTGTTCCTAAAAGTTATGTAAAATCCAACATCGTCTTTACACACAACCTCATCCTCTTTTATATTAATCGCGGAACCATCTTCTATAGTGTACTTGTTTATATCTATTACCATACAAGAGGTGCTTCCGTATGCTGTTTTAGTTGTGACTGTGGTTCCTGTGTTATGTAGCGGTGTTCTATATCTTTTCTTTGCCATATTATCTCCATTAAGTTGACTTGAATATCATGCAATTTTGCTCTTCGTCCCAAATAGTTTCTAACTTACCTTCTGATGCCATTTTTGATAGCTGAATTCCTAATACCCAATTCTTTACCTCTGAAAATACTTTTTGTAGTATTAAGGTGTTCATGTAGTATTCTTCGTTTTTGGTAACAGCATACTGTTTTATAATAGAGCATATCTCTTTTGGCTTTATATACTCTTTCATAAGGTCTAATGGTATCATCATTTCTGAGGCAGTATCTCGCCCTATATGTTTAGCAACACGTTTGATGTCTTTTATTTTCATTAGACTGTCATCGTACATGAGTATTGCTCCTTGTATTGTGCAATAGCTTCGTCTTTCATCTTTAATTCAAAATCTAAGTCGAAATCTAGGCCGTAGTTGTTTATGGGATTTACTGCATAATCTGCGTGTTTGCGTGGATTATTGCCCGGTGCTGACTCGCTGTAATGAAATAGTGGCTTGTAATCGCCCCAGGTCATATAACATTCTTCTAATGCTTCTCTTTCATTCATAAAGTCTGGATTACAAGCGTGGTGTAGATAGTCGAAAGTTATGGGTATTTTTGTTTGAGAATGGAAATTGTCAATAAGTTCTCTCACACTCCAGCAGTTAATTTTGTCATCATTCTCAATAACCAATCTGCTCCTGCAACTAGGATCAAGACGATCAAAATTTTGAATAAAGCGATCAACGATTTCAGAGTATGTTCCATTTTTATTATGTATATGTAGGTTCATTGGTGAGTTGTAATTTGCTGGACAACCAATACGATCCATAAATGACGAATAAAAGTTAAGTTCTTTTATGGTTTTTTCTGAAACATCTTGAGATACGCTAGCTAAACTATTGTACTCAGATGGATGTACAGATACTCTGACTTGGTTCTGTGATATAGTCTTAGTTATTGAATTAAGCTCATTTTCAATATCATTATAATTTGGTAGATTTTCTAAACAAACATTTGCTTTGTCATACGTAATTAAAGGAAATAGATTGCTACTTAATCTATAATTGAGATTATTATTAGCACAATATTGTATTGTTTTGTTGGTCGCTACTAAATTATTGAGTATTCTGTCCCCAAGAATTTGCAACGCTTCTGCTCGTGGTAAACTAGAGAAACGCTTATAGGTCATAGTCTGGAAACTAAACCCGCGATCTTTGAGCTTTAGGGAAATACAGCACAACCCGTACTTATTCATGTTTTTCCTCTGGGTATTATACCACAACGTCGCCCAAAGTCAAGCTATTGGTTGAGCGACTTCAACACCCTATTATACATCGACCAAGGGTTATGTCAACCTTGATTTTTTTTCCAAGAAAAGAGGTTGTTAAGATATTTTTTTCTTTTTGAGCAGCCACACTCTTTTAGATTAAACCACTTCTTAAACTTTTCTTCTGTTATACCAAAAGAATTTAATACTGATTCTACAACATCGCCAAGACCCGTAGTATCATCATTCTTATGGGAGTTTTGGTCTATACCCATGTTTTCTAATTTCTCAATAGCTTTATCCATCTCTACTCTAATGGAATTGTTTTCTATGTTAGAATTCATGTTTTTCTCCATTTTTGTGGGATTTGCTCCCATTTTCTATCTTTTTCTATGGTTTTATATGGGTAATAAACCCTTGTGTTACACTCTATTATACACGCAAGACGGTCTTAAAACGGGTGGTTATTTGAATAGGCCAAATATACGTTTAACACTACAAAAAAGGATATAAGAACATACTACAATACATAGAGTACATATATAGAGAATGAGGAATATGGTTGATGGGATAATTTGGGTTTTGAATGTGGTTACATTACATATTAAATAACTATTATTATCCATCTTTGTCAAGTACGTATAGGAGTATGGGTAGTAGGTATATAGAAAGACCCTAGTAGCATTGTTAAGAGGCTCTAGGGTCTATAGAGAGAATCAAGGTTACATATTGGATATAGCGTACTCTATCATAGATATATACTGATCAAGCTGCCTTGGCGTTAGCTCCTTACCATTAGAAGCAAGGGCGTGCCTATATATAAGTCTTTCCTTTTTATTCATTAGTATTAATTCGCGTAATTCGTTGATTTTTGTATTGTCTGAGGTACGCATAATACTCTTTAGGGTCTTATATGTATCATCATCAGTGTATTCTTCGTCATAAAGACTGCTCATATAAGAGAAAAACTCTCGTTTATTGATCATTTTTGTTACTCCTTACTCTATTTTCAGCCATTTTGGGGCCAAATCATATAAAATACGCGTTATTTTTAACGTTTTAACGCGGGATGAACAAGAATATTAGCTTTTACTATTTTATGTGGACTCCTATACATATTAGGAATTATTTGGGAAGCAACCTCTGGTCCCATGTATATATACCCGTATCCTTCACTGAACACATTCAAACCACAATCGTCCTTATCTTGTACAGTATATACTCCAGCGTCTGTAAGATATTGACGCTCTCCATCTTTATTTACATAGTAATTACCAGATCGAGCAAATACTTTTATTCTATCTCCACGCTCTAAAGATCGCCAATCCGATATCTCTTCAAAACGTTTTTGCTTCTTAACCTTGAGGGGTTTGTTTTTAGCAATAGCGCCCGCCTTGAACTCTGTGTTACAGTGCTTACATACATGAGAACGTGCGCCATTTATACCATTACAATTCTTACAAAGTTTTTGTCCACGTTTTAATTTCATTATTTATTCTCCAAAGTCAAAACTCACTGACTAC